CGCGTTTATGTGTTCCCCGTTCAAGTTTCACTCCTAAAAAAGACGTATTCTAAGGGTATGAGCAAGGCCAAACCTCGCAAGAAGCCTAAAGATAAGAAACCAAACGCAGGCGGTCGGCCTACAAAATCTCGGAAGAAGCCTAAAAAGAAGAAAGCTAAAAAGCCCGGCCGCCCAACAAAATACCGTAAATCTTTCTGCACTCAAATCATAAAGTATTTCACTGTGGAACCCACCAAAAAAACGGAGGGTGAATTGATAGCTAATAAATTGGTATTCTTATCCAACTTTGCACATCACATAGGAGTAAGCCATGAGACCCTACATGAATGGTGTAAAGTACATCCAGAGTTTTCTGTAGCATACGCGCACGCGAAGGAATTACAGAAACAGCACTTAATACATTGCGGCCTTTTAGGGTTATTCAATAGCCACTTTGCAATATTCACAGCGAAAAACATAGCGGACATGAAAGACAAGCAGGAAGTAGAAGTCGGTGGCAAAGATGGCAAGCCTATTCCAGTACAGATAGTTGATTTTAAGGGCATCGATGATACCGAATAGACTATTTTTAGATAGGTTGGGCTGGCACGAAAAGCAGTTTCTGGGCGGCTTTGATGACCCGGACACCATGCGAAGATTCTTTATGTTGGAGTGGCACAGGAGGGCCCATAAAACTACCCTGGCGATAAATCTGCTGATACGAGAGTGCTGCAGGTATCCAAAGAGTAAATACGTTTACATAGCTCCCACTCAGGTATGGGCGAGGGAGGTTGTTTGGGATGATCCTACGATGCTATGGGACGCCCTGCCGGACAAAGCCGAAATGGGCTGGAAGCCAAACGAACAGAAACTACTCATCAAGTTCGCAAACGGCTCTATGCTCAAGATAGGTGGAAGCGACAAGCCTGACTCTTTGCGGGGGATTGACGCTGACGGCGCTGTGCTTGACGAATGGGCCTTACACAAGAAAGAAACATGGACACAGATATTCAGGCCGATTATAGCTGGGCCGGCAAAGCCTGGCCATAAGAGGCGGTGGGCAATATTCCTTTACACACCAAAAGGGCCGAACCACGCTACGCAAATGTTCGATATCGCAGCTTGTGTTGAAAGTGAGGCCGAATTGCCTATACGCGGCAAGGCTAAGAAATTCAAAGAGGGCTGGTGGGTAAGCCGTTTAAGTGCAGATGAGTCGGGGATAATAGAACGTATTGAACTTGATAAAATGTTACAAGAGATAGAGGATGGGACATTGACTCAAGCTGAGTACGATCAGGAAATGCTGTGTCGGCGCGTAACAGATGAGGAAAGGACGTTAATAACCTCAATTCTATTGGAGAAATTGAAAGCCCGGAACTGGGAGTCAATGAACGCGGTCAAAACAGAAGACCGTAAAATAGTTGCTATTGATCCTGCTTTTGGTGGCGATATGTGCTGCATGAAGGCTTTTATAAATAACAGGGTGGAGGACGAGAGAATAGTACACCACAAATTAACGAGCGAGGTGGTTTACGAAGCGAAGCTGCTGGCCAAACAGATAGAGACAAAAAACTTTATTGTCGATTGCATAGGTAATGGTAAGGGTGTTGCTGATGGGCTGGAGGTTGACGCGATGGAGTATGACGTTCAGTATTTCAATTCATCGGCCAGGGTTGAAGATTCTGATATGTTCGCCAACCTGAAGGCCCAGGCAGTCTATTATGCAGCGACACAAGTGCGAAAGTGCCTTGTTGAGCCTGTTAAGGACCTGGAAACACGGCGGCAGTTGATGATGAGCAATGACGATGTAAAGGTGATATTGGGCTGTAGCCCCGACAAGGGCTTGGCGTGGATTTATGGAATATGGGGCTTGCAGTACGTAGAGCCGGAGATTATAAGTGAGCGTGCGTACCGGCAGAGCAGAGAAGTTCGAAGGTCGGCAATGGCAATGTAGGGAAAAGATATGACGAAGAAACAAGCGTTTATATGTATGATGGTTCTGGCTTTAGTAGGCGGATTCGGAATAGGGCTAAGTATTTCTGATAGGGATTTGCGCCTTTTTCTTAGTGGCCGAAGAGAAGATGACGGCGGTGTGTATTATGATTTTACGGAACCAAATATCTTAACACACCATCACGGAAGGGGGGAAGTAACGATTTACAGGAAGGTAGAGGAAAAGCCTTTTTTGTTAAAAGAGGACGAGTGGAAATTGAAACGTCTTGCAGAGGACTTGGGGAAATATGGCATAAATTATCCACATGGAAAAGACCCTAATGGATGAAGGATAAATTATGCCAGAAGAACATTACGCGGCAAGAATGAAAAGGCTGAAAGATGGGAGAAGTAGGCACACAAGCATTGCAAGATAGAATAACAAATATTATCGAGGTTCACAAAAAGGCTGAAGATATTACAAATGCCGAATGTATTGGCGTATTGGAAATTATTAAATTGGATTTATACCGAGAAATAGCCGGAGTTGACGAAGATAAACTGGAAGACCCGAATGGATGAAGACGATAAAATACTCGATGAAGACGGGATAATGTTCAAGGTCAAGCAGTTCCGGGCAGATGGTATAACCGGGAGTGCAAACCTGTACGACCGGATGGGCAAGGCCGACGATTTCAGGAACGGCAAGCAGTGGGACCCGGCCGTGAAAGCCGAGAACGAGAGGAAGGGAAAGTTCTGTCTGACAATTCCGTTAGTGAAACCTACCATAAAACAGGTAGTAGGCAACGAGATACAGAGTCCCAAAGACGTGAAGGTCCGCAACACACAGAATGGATCTGCTACCGTTGCTAATGTCCTGACCGCCCTGGCCAAACACGCAAGGGACTCGGAGCAGGTAAGGTTCGAGAGTTCATTGAGGTATGACTCCGGGATAACTACGGGCGTTGGCGTTATGGGCTATTTCGTTGACAAGTCCGAAGACCCTCGTAACGGTAATCTGCGAATAGAGAAGCTAAACGAGTTCGAGGTATGCTTTGACCCTAACTGTACCGTTTACGATCCTAACACGAGGCGCATAGGCTGCCAGTACGTTATATGGGAGCCGTGGGTAATCAAAGAGGAAATTGAGGAGCAATACCCCAAGAAGAAGACGGAGTTAAGAGCTCTCGGCAGCGGCAGGACAACGGGGATGGTATTGGGCGCAGTCTCCGCGATTATAGATTGGGTAGTAGGCGTTGATTCCCAGAAGGGCACTACTCTGAGCGGCCTTGAGCGGGAAGATGTAACGTCTTTGGAGAAATACCGCTATAAGGTAAATCATACATGGTGGCTTGAGCCTAAAAGATGTATTTTAGTCTACGATGAGGAGAGGTCCGAGATTGATTCGAGGTTGATAACTAAAGATGCGGAGATAGCAAAGATCAAGAAAGCGGTCGAGAAGGGTTCCGGGCGATTTTCATTCGAAGAGATAGTCAGGCCCGTGATGCACCATACGATAAGGGTAGGAGACGTTTTCTTAGAGGACATCGTAGACGAGTTGAACGGTGTAACGATGTTCCCACTGGTCCCGTTTTACGCTTATTTCGCAAACGGCTACAAGTCAGGTATGGCAGAGGACATGATAGGCCTGCAGGAGGCCATCAACTGGGGCCATTCGATGGTATGTAACCTGTTAAAGAAACTTGCCAATACCGGCTGGATAGGTAAGAAAATAGGCGATGTTTACAAGCGGTTCCTCAAGGCCCACGGCGGCGAGGACGGTGTAATACTCGATAAGAGCAAGACGGGCGGCGAACTTGAGAAGGTTAAGCCCAACCCTTTCCCGGACGGCCTGGCGATATTCACAGAACAGAGCATAGAAAACTTGAAGCGAGTAACCAACGTGCGGACAGAGGAGCCGAGCACCGATAAGGACCGGGTGGCCTCGGCGATTGCATTGAAGCAGGAAGCGGCGAAAACAGGCCATGCGTCAATAGATATGAACCACGACTATACCCTGGCCATTGAAGGTAATTTACTCATAGAGATTATCAGGAACAACGGCATTTACTCCGAGGACGAGGTAAGGGCGATTGTAGACGAGGAGGAGCTTATAGACTCTGCGTTAATGGACCAGGCTCGGCAGATGGTAATTCAGCAGTTGTCGGAGAACGGTTATGAAATGCCCGAGCAGTCACCCGGACCCGATATGGACCTTTTAGGCCAGTTCGATACCGAAGTCCAAAAGTCTGTAATGCTGGGCGTACAGCAGGAAGCGGAGGAAATGAACCGCATGCAGCAGTACATCGACCAGGCGGCAAGGCCGGTGGCCGAACAAATGCTATTGGAAGAGCTTAAGAACTTAAAGAAGGGCAAGTACAATACGAAAGTGACTATGAGTCCGATGGCCCCGACCCACCGGATAGCAAAGGCGGCGGAGCTATTCGAACTCAATAAGGCCCTGGCCGAAAACCAGCAACTGCCTATAGGCCGCAGCCTGCTCATAGCGGCTACGGACGTTGATAACAAGGACGAGATCATAGCAGACGGCGAAAGGCAGATGCAGCAGATGGCCCAGACAGTAGGGGCGGCATGAAAAAGGAGTTAAAAGATGGCTAAAAAAAATGTTCCTAAAAGAGATGGAAGTGGCAAGGGAGTAAGGGCGAATCGAGGTAGGGGTGGCTGTAAAACTACGAGAAGTAAAGGGAAATAATTGAAAGAAGGGAAGTGAGTTATGAGCGAAGAAGCAAAAAAAAAATGTCACCAGATTCGGCTTTACATCGAAGATGTTAAGAAACGGACGGCGGCCATGTTCGACCAAGTGATTGAGGCTGATCCGGCTTCTATAGACGAAGCTCGGGCTAACATGAAGTTAGCGTACCGTCACTTGGAAGATGCTCGTATGCGTTTGGGCAAGGTGATCCAGGCGATTGACGGTGGCACATCGGTCTACGACAAATAGGAGCGGCATAATGGCACTAACCTTTCCATACGTCAAGCCGAAGCACATGCAGCACAGGGTAATTGACAAGAGCAAGATCGAAAACGGTTTTACCGACGCCTATAAGATGAAAATGGAAGGCCGGGACACAGATAGGAACCGATATGCCAAGAACTATCAGAACGCTATGGGCATTTGTAAGACGTGCCCGAACGCGAACAAAAAGAAACTGGATACCTGTACGGGCGAACATTGTAAATTGAGGTTTTGTGATAAATGAAAATGATTAAGAAAATATCAGTATTTCAAATAGAGAAGGCGGCGGAAATTATACTTAAAAAGATGTACGGGCATGACCTCATGACATTGAAACACTATGAACATTTATTTAGTAATCCCCTATTGCTATTAGAGATACCTCCAAAAACCGGAAAGAACAATCCTTTACGCCAGTTAAGAGGTCTTGCGATAGAAAAGGTATTGAGCGATGAGGGTTTTGATGTTAAAAATAATTGTTGGGTGTTAAGGGGTGTTACGGGTAAATGGGCGTTGATTTGTGGAGAAGCTGCATGAAGGCTAACGAAGAAAAACCAATAGAAGTGCCGGAGTTCAAAGACTATTACGTAGCTGCCTTTTGCGCTTTGATGCTGCATAAACTGGGCGGGATGCAGCAGATACCGATAGAGCTTTTGGAGAAATTCCCGAAAAAGGACACTCCGGTAATCGAATGGAACCCGAAGACCAAGGCGTACATAATGAAGACCCTGGCCTACCACAAAAAGAAGGCCCGGAAACGCAGTATAATAAAACGGAAAAAGCTGATAATCCCAAATTGAAAGGCAAATGATGGCAAAACCAAAGGCAAAAGTCGAAGTACAGAAGTCGGCTGAACAGATAGCAGCTGAGAAGGCCCACGCTGAGGCCCAGGTCCAGGCTGACAATGACGAGATAGCTCGCAAGGCCGCTGAATTGAAGGCCGCTGACGCAAAGGCCATGGAAGAGCAGAACGAGAAAGAGCAGTCGGCAACAGCGAAGAAACAGGCCAAAACCGATAAGACGGTCAATGACAAGGCCGCAGAGGCCGCGGCGAAGATAATGAAAACTCCGCTCACAGTAGAGGAAAAGGCCGAACTGGCCGAGCTTGAGTCCAGGGCCAATAACGGCGCTCACATGCCGCAGGCAACGGAAATGCTCCGGCTCGGCAAGCTGAGGAAGAGGGCGAAATTGATAGAAGAATGAAAGCTATCAAGAACATATTCCTGAAAATATTGTTGTTTTGGCATGGGTATAATGATATATACTCTTTTTGGAAACATCCGAGAATGAGTTATTTTGTTAAATATTTTCAGCCAACAGGCTTAATGCACAAAAGCAACGGTGGCCATATAAAAAGAATTTTATGGATATGTGGCTTAAGCATAAGTTGGTGAAAAGTTAGGTGTAGTGATTATGAAAAGAACTTTTGAAGACGATATAGACATAAGCGAAGACGTAATACGATTGAAAACGGAGATGTTACAAGCAAGGAAACGTAGTTAAGAATTAAATATCGGGTTCATTGCTGGCAGGCAGTGACGCAAGAATAAATCACGGCTGTATTGGAGCCAATACCTTCAAGATGGCCGTTTTTTATTGCCCGGAAAAGAGAGTTAAAATGGCAATAGTTAAAACAGATAAGCAGCAGGAAAGAGAGTGGGCTATCGAAGACGCGGCCCTGACGTTGAAGTCGTTTGCCAGGATAAAGAGGGACAAACCTCTTTTGAAGGCCGCGAGAGAATATCTCAAGAAGGAGATAGCTGATTCAAAGAAAATATTGAAGACAACTTAGCGTTGACCGCTGACGAGGAATAGCGGGCTACGTAACCGATGCGGACCATCGGGCTACCTTTTGGGCGTTGAGGGTTTCAATGCCCCTCTGACGGCTGGGGTACAGTCGGCTACGGTGAAGTTCCCACCGGCAAAGAACAGGAGTAACTGTTATGGAATCTGAGAATTTAGAAGTGACAGAGCTTGAGGAAAGTACCCCGGTCGCAGAGCCTGAAGTAGAGAAGTCCGAAGCTGAGTTGGCCCTTGAAGAGACTGCTGAGAAGCCGAAAGAGGACATGGTCCCGGCTACGGTGGTAGCTAAACAGAGGGCGGCTCGAAGGGCGGCAGAGATTGAAGCTGCTGAATTGAGAGGCAGGTTAGCTGCCCAGGAAAAGCCGGCAGTGGCGGAAAAGTCGCCGATTGAACTGGCAGCCGAAGAACTGGGAGTGTCGGTCGATGAGGTTACTGTCGACGGCAAAATCCTGAGAGAGCAGCGGGCTTTCGAGAAGAAGCAGGCCGAGACCACTACACACCGGCAGAATTTAGACGACTTCAAGGAAGCTGGTAGCGAGGCCCTACGGACTATGACCGATGAGGTCTACGGCGAGGGGCTGGGGTTAGCGGCGCTCGAAGAGCTTGGCGCTCATTTATTGACGCCGGGCGATAAGTTGGACATCTTTCAATCCGGCAAAAAATGTGGGAAGACAACGAGGGACATGCTGATTACCCGAATTGCAAGGGCCGGCGGCGAGGGTGCTAAAGAACTCAGGCAAAGATTGAAAGCACACAAAGATTCTCAGGTTGAACCTAAAGTAGAACAAAAAGGCGAGCCTGAGCAAAAAGTAGAAACACCGAACGCAAACGATCCAACCGAATCCGATGCGTTCATAGAGAGTATTTTCTTTTAACGCTTAGGTTTGCCTCATTGCGAAAGGAGCAATGATGGATAAATCTAAACTTTTTCAAAAACATGCGATGTTAGGCGCGTTGTTATCGCCCTGGTATGGTGGTTTGGCGATATCGGCCAGATTTGTCAATACATCGTTTGCATCAGGTGATCCGCGGACCCAGACTATCTGGTCAAAGGCGGTTTTTGTCTATGCCCTGCAGAACATGGCTTTAACGCCGTTGATGGGTAAGGACAAAAACTCCCTGATCCAGGTGGAAAAGAGACTTCTGAAAGAGACCGGTGAAACGATTGTCTTCAAGAGCAAGTCTCCGATGTCCGGGGCGGGTCAAGGTGACGGCGGAAATACCACGGGGAACGAAGAAGCCATAAAACGCCGGAATATGTCCCTTACTGTTCACGAAAGGGCACACTCATTCGTATCGGACGGCCCTATAAGTGAGCAGAGAACAGACACAAACATCCGCGAAGACGGCAAGGAAGACCTGGGCGATTGGTACTCCGAGGCTTTGGAGAACGATTTGATTACTGCCGCAGCTGGTCTTTACAACGAGAATTCCTCGGGCGCTGCCATTGAGACTATTAACGAGTCTTATCCCACAAG